TCATCTGAACCGCAGTCTCGACACGACCCATGATGTTGAAGATAGAGGCGATGCCTCCTACCTCATCAAGGTTGTTGTCACGAGTAAGCTGTTCGGCTAGATGGATGTCATCCACCGGAAGGCTAGCATCGACTAGCTTGCCAATGGCACCGAAGATGCACTGGTTCCTGTAGATGTAGAAGTCGTCGGCACTAATTGATTCGGCAACCGTATTGTAGTTAGCCGGTGAATCATTGAGAAGACAGCAGGCTATGACTGCCTCCTCTGCCTCTGGATTATTCGGCGGATTTTCTATCTCGTTCATCGCTAAGGATGAAGTCCATAGACCGCAGGCACTGACCTAAATACTTAATATTCTCTTGCTCTTTCTTTGGCATTTTGTGTGTGTCAATGTCTTGATGTAACTTGTTTCCAAGTTGAACTGCATCGTGTATGGCTTCTAGTATTTG